AAAAAAAAAAAAAAAAAAACGAATTCCCGAAAATATGCTAAAATGCAACTCTAACAACAGCTATGCAACTCCAGTTCAAAAACGCGAAGGAAGCCCTTTATCCTCCCTCCCTTGAGGAAATCAACGTCAACATTCTCGCTGAACTCCTTTACGAATACTTCACGGCTCCTGAAGATATCGCAAAGGATGTGATTACAGGACAAAGGGATGACAATGATAACTTGATCACCCATACCGTTTTTTCAAAGCGTCCTCTTCCCCTCGTCTCCGAATTCGCAAGAATATGCGGGCTGACAAAACGAGAGTTGGAGCTCCTTGGACAGCTAAACCCTGTCGTAGCAAGATCGCTTGAGTTTGCTGAAGATATCCAGGAAGAGTATTTGCTTCGTCGCTCTCTCACCGGCGAATGGGGAACGCAAGCCGCACACTTCGTTTCAATCAACCTCACGAACCTAAGAGCCAAGCCGAGTAAAAAGCGTCGCTCTCCTGAAGAGCTGGGAGGCATCCTTGACAAGATCGAAGAGAGCGGTGGAAACCTTCTTCCGGTCGGTCGTGAAGAAGGAGTAGATGGATTTGCAGAAGATGAAGAAATAAAAACATTGTTATGATGACAACAACGCCGGGAAAGGTTTTTCAAGCTCCCACAACGCTCTATATTCCTAATGTGACGGGAAGGGACTCCGGAAAAGATTTGTCTTTCCGCGACGAGCTGGAACAACAGGCGAGGGACGCTATAAAAGTTTACGATGAACGGATCCTCGATCCCATGTGGAGACTGAGCAACCTCTACAAAATCGTGACAAAAAGTGGGAAGGTCGTGACGTTTAAACCGAATTTCATTCAAAGAATCTTGCTGAAGCTTCTTCACCCTCGCCTCCTTGTTGTGAAGGCGAGACAACAAGGTTCCTCCACGTTTTTTGCGATCCTTGCTCTTGATCAGTGCCTTTTTCGTGGGAACTACGCGGCGGCGATGGTGGCGGACAAGAAGGAGAATGCCGAAAACATTTTTAAGAAGTTGACGTTCGCGTGGGAACAGTTCGACCCGGAGCTGAAGGAGATCCTTTCCCTCGAATGCGTAAGCGACTCAAAGAGCGTCCTTGAGTTTTCAAACGGGAGTCTGTGCCGCGTGTCGAGCGCGAGCATCCACTCCGGAACGTACCAATTCCTTCACATCAGCGAACTTGGCCCGCTTTGTAAGCGGAGTGATGATATGGCGAGAGATCTTTGGAAGTCCGCTCTTCCTACGGTTCCTGACAATGGGGGGTTTATCGTTGCGGAAACGACGGCCGAAGGTGAGGGAAACTTCCTCTCCGATCTCGTTGATACCATTATTTCGAACATGGAGAGAGCAAGTAGTGGCGGGTATGATCTCCCCGGCACTGACTTTAAGCTGTGCTTTATCCCGTGGTTTCAGAATCCCGAATACCGGCGTCCTGTCCCAAAAAATTACAAGAGTGAAAGAAAATTTGATGTGTACTTTAAAGACGTCGAAAAAGAGACCGGAACCGTCCTCGATCCCGAGCAGAAGATGTTTTATGAGACGCAGGCTCGGGATCTAAAAGACGATGTGAAGACCCAGTACCCATCGACACTAACGGAAGCGTTTCGTTCGAGTGGTGAGCGGTTGTTCCGTCCGGAGATCCTCGAGAAAAAAGCGACGAGTGAGACAAAAGAACCCACGGAGATTATCCCCGTGCAATTCGAAAACCGGTCTCTCGGAGAGATTTTTCTTTTTCAAAGCTTTTCCTACACGCACCGGTATGGGATTGGCGCGGACATCGGAAGCGGTGTAAACAAAGATGCGAGTGCGGCAACTGTCATCGATTTCACGACGAATGAAGTGGTGGCGACGTACAAGAACGCGAATATTCGTCCCGAACAGTTTCATCGAGTCCTGGCGCACATGGGACGGATGTTCGGTACGTGTATCATCGCTCCCGAAGTAAATAATTTTGGTCATACAACGTGTGTGTTGCTCCACGAGATCTACCCGAATGTTTTTATTCGTGTCACGCAGGGGCAAACGGAGGATAAGCCCACAAATAAGCTCGGGTGGCACACGAATGGGCAGACGAAGCCCCTCATGATGAACCAGCTTGTGGGAGCGTTTGAAGATGACGATGCTCCGCTTCTTGTCAGAGATCGGACGATTCTAAGAGAGGCGGCAAAGTTCCGGCGAACGGAAGTTCTGTATCAGACGATCACGGCCAATAGCCTTGAAAAAACCACAAGACATTTCGATCTTCTCATCGCGACGGCGATTGCTTGGCAGATGCGGGGGCATGCTGACGGCGGGGAGTTGGAGTCGCGCGATCAGGTGGAAAGAGTTGAGCGAAGCCGTGAGGCTGTGCGGTCGGGCAAGCGCCGATTTAACTAGTATGATATTCTAGTCACGAATAGAGTCACTGAATTTTTATTATGTCTGACGTCAAACATCAAAATCGCCCGCAGGAAGGTTCACAAGCCCCTGACCGGACTTCTCTAAACAGAGCAGGGAGCCTTGCCGAGCTTTTGAATCAGATGAAGAACAATTATTTGGAATATGATATCGAGCCGGTGGAGGGCTTGATATTTAACCAGTACGATTTGCTCCGGCTCGTAAATTTGTACATCAATTCTAAGTTTGAGGGCGGCCCGGTGGATGAGCATGGGAACGACAAATACTTTCATAACATCATCAACCATCGGTGTGCTCATGCGACAAAGAACATTGATTTAGATACGAAGGATATCTATGTGGTGAATGATGGTGAGCGAGGCTATCCGGCAAGCTTCATTATGCGTGCAAAGCTCAGGTGCTGGATGCGCGACACGGGATTTGCCGACAAGCTGAATCGTCTCGCCGATAATCTCCCGAAGTACGGTGCGGTGATTTGGAAGAAGAAGAAGCGAAGTGAAACTGAGGAAAAATATCCTTCCGGTATTGATGTTGAACCCGTCGATCTCATGGATGTGATTTTTGATCCGGCTGTGAAGCGGATTAAAGACTCAAGTATTTTCGCTGAGCGTCATCTCATGCACCCTCAAGAGGTACGCGACATGGCGGAGTTTGGCTGGGATGAGGATGTCATCGAAGAAATTATTAAGGGGCAGGCGAGTGCGATAAAGAAAAGCCACTTCATGCGTGAGAGGTCGAGTTCGGACGTTGCTCAGTACTCGGTGACGGACACAATCCCTACGATTGAGCTTTTTGAAATGTATGGCTGGGTTCCTGAGACGGCGATCCCCGAGGCGTGGAGAAAAGACGCAGGTATGAGTAAAGACCCCGATCCCGGCAAGTACGTCTATGTGATGGCTGTCCTCGACGCTCCCACGGGCGAGGCCGGAGGGAGGGTTGCTTTTCTTAAGGCTCTCGATCCTAAAGACTTTCCTTATAAGGATTGTTTATTACCTGTGCGCGCCGAGAAGCGGTGGCTGCCATTCTCTATTTCCGAGCTTCTTGTCGATCTTCAGATTCGTGCGAATGAACTTGTTTATCGGTTCTTTCGTGCGCTTCGATCGGGGTCGTTACATCTCTTCCAGACGCGCTCGAACACCATTCACTCGAACTTGTTTCAAGATGCGGAGGACGGCGACATTATCGTGTCGAAAGCGCGTATTGAACCGATTGCTCTTGAGCTTCGCGCGTTTAATCAGTATCAGACAGAGCTTGGGAATATAGAAACGCAGGCGGATAAAATTGCAAATACGTTTGAGGTTATTACCGGAGAGAATCTTCCGACAAACACCCCGTTTCGTTTGGGTGCTCAACTGAATGCCAATGCAAACAAGATCTATGAACATGTTCGCGAAGAATGCGGAGACTTTTTGTCGGAAGTCTTCAACGAATGGATCATGCCTGACATTATTGAAACGCTTGAAGAAGATGAAATCCTTGAGGTATTCGGTTCGGTTGAAGAGCTCAAGTTTTTTGATGAAGCATATCGGCGCTCGAAGATGTTTGAGTCTGTCAAAGAGTATGTGCTGAAATCCGGGCACCTTCCTACGAAGACGGAATTTGCGACAGTGGAAAAACTTTTCGCTGAAGAGATGGATAATGCTGATCGAAAGGTAAAGATCACGAAAGACTTTTTGGAAAATGCTCTCAAGTATTCCATTCGGTTTGATGTTACGGGAGAGACAACGAATAGAGAGGCTGAGAGTGAAACGCTCGGGAACCTCTTTCAGATCCTCGCGTCGAACCCCGCGGTTATTCAAGACCCGACTGCTCGCGTTCTTATGGCAAGGATTATGGAAGCCGCGGGCATTTCTCCAATTCAATTCGCCGGGTTCGCAAGCCAGCCGTTGCCGGAGACCCCTCCTGCGGGCGCTGTGCCACCGGCAGAGAAAGCGTTCGGTGGAAATCAGACAACGACAGGTATTATGCCCGAGCGCGCCGTCTCGCAGTCTGAAGCCGTTTGAAGTGAATAACAGCTTTGTGGTATACTCAGAGTATGGAGAATAACAAAACACAGCGAATGCGAGATTTCATTGAACGACATCCCGAGGAGGCAGAGCTTTTGGGTGGCCTCGTTCGAACCAAGCTTGACGAGTACGGCTCTATTGAGCACATCGATATCAAGGGTGGCAATGTAGGCTTACAAGCCTCTTCAAGAAAAATTGCATATGAGATGTTTCGGGACTTCTTCCTTGAAATCAATCTCGTACCGCCTAAAAAGTCGAAGTTCGAGTCCATGCGTTAATTCACTTATTTTTATCTATGCCCGAATACAAGACAAAAAAGATGAAGTCCACTTCTACGAAGAGCAATAAAAAAACCATTTCTTACGTGGAGCCCGGAGTAAAGAAGGGGATGAAGTCTTCTTCAAAGCACGACAAGAAGAGGACGGCGCTTTCGGGGAAGAACTACTGAGTTCCGTGCCCCGCCGGAGACCAAACTCCATAAAAAAGGAATCACAGCACCAAAGCTGTTTTAAAAAATGAATTAAAAACCTACGTTCCTATGAATTACAAAGAAAAGGATAAAGACAGGCTTGACGATGACGATACAAAAGATCTCGACGACGACGACACAAAAGATCTCGACGACGACTACGACGATGGCGATGGTGAAGAAGATGAAGACATCGATCTTGACGATGATTCGGAAGACGACGACGATATTGACGAAGAAGATAAGCCCGTCGAGAAAAAAAAGAAGTTGGATTTTGACAGCATGGAGAAAGAAGAAATTGTCAAGATTGCAAAGTCAGCTCTCGCTCAGAAAAACAAATACAAAAACAAAGCAAAAGAGCTGATTGAGGCGAAGGAGAAAGAGGTTCCTACGGAGAAAAAGCCTGTTTCCACTAAGCAGACAAAAAAAGCAGATGTCCCCGGCGAGAATATGGATGCTGAACGTATCGACTTTCGACTGGATCATCCGGACTTAAAGAAGAAAGAAGTAGGACAGATTGAAAAATTTGCCAAAGCTAATGGTATGTCAATGGAGGAGTCTCTTAAAGAAGGCGTGATAAGAACGTATTTAAGGGAACGAAAAAAAAAGCGTGAAGCTCTTGAAGGTTCTCCGACAACCAGAGGCAAAGGCGCACCCTTGCGCCGTCGCGGAGAAAAGGATTGGTCTACGGCCTCCTCGGAGGAGATCGCCGAGCATAGACGTAAAATTATTTCTCGCAAGTAGTACGGCGAAAGGGTTTAACAAACCCTAAATATGGCTCAAACAACTTCTCAACAAATTACAAATGTCCGTTCGTTTTACGACCGCGACATGCTCGAAAAGGCGAAACCGCATTTGGTTTACACGTGGTACGCGCAGGTTCGCGACATTCCTCAACGTAATTCGAAGACGATTGGCTTTCGTCGCTATAGCTTGCTTCCCGCAGCCACTACACCTCTCACGGAAGGTGTGACACCGGCCGGCTCGCAGCTTTCGAAGACTGATATCACAACCATAATTGCTTGGTATGGTGACTTCATTGAAACGACCGATCAGCTTGAGATCGAAACGGAAGATCCTCTCGTTCTTGAACTGAACGATATTCTTGGTCAACAGGCCGGGAACACGCTCGACCAGGTTTGCCGCGATATAATGGCGGCCGGTACAAGCATTCAGTATGCTTCTACGGCTACGTCTCGCGCGGTTGTTACCTCAGCGATGAAACTGAGCGCGGCAGAGATCCGTGAAACTGTTCGAACACTGAAGGTTCAGAACACCATGAAGATTACTTCGATGGTGAATCCGACAACGGGCATTGATACGATTCCGGTAAACTCTTGTTTTATCGGCTTTGTTCATCCGAACACTACCTTTGACTTGAAGAGCGACCCGAATTTTGTTCCGGTTGAAAACTATCCTTCACAGGCCGACGTAATGCCGGGTGAGGTCGGCAAACTCGACGAGGTTCGCTTCATCGAAACAACGAACGCCAAGGTTTTTACGGCGGCGGGAAGTGGTGGCATCGATGTGTATGCGACGATCATTCTCGGTGCAAATGCCTACGGCGTTTCCCGAATTACCGGACACGCACTTCAAACTTTCACAAAGACTCCTGGCGATCAGACCACGAGCGACCCGCTCAACCAGCGCTACACGCACGGCTGGAAGGCTGCGTTTGCCACGACTCGTTTGAACGAGAGTTGGATGCTCCGCGTTGAGCACGCAGTAAGTGCCTAAATCAGGTAAATAGATGGGGTTGGGGGTTGGCATCCGGCCCCCGATCTCAAAAAGCTCGAATAACAAAAAATTATTTTCCTATGAAAAATCTTGACGATCTCATGCCGGACTCAGTCCCGGCAGAAGAAACCAAAACCGTGATTCCCGAGCCGGAGCCACTTGTTTCGGCAAAGTGGCCTTCGGTAAAAAATAAGGCTAAGAAATATCCTGAGCCGGAGCCCGTTATTGAACTTGAGCCGGAGCCCGTTATTGAACTTGAGCCGGAGCCCGTTATTGAACTTGAGCCGGAGGTGAAAAGCTCTTCACTTGGTGATTTGATTGAACAAAACAAGCTCGGTCTTACAAGTAAAGCAAAACTGTACAAAAAATATTTGTTTGAACAGCCTATTGTGGAGGTTATGGTTCCGTATATGCCGGGAGATGATGGCCGTTCCGTTATGGAATTTAACATTAATTCGTTCAGCTTTTTAGTTCCGAAAGGCCGCTATATCCGTGTGCCAAAAGATGTGGCGGACCGCATCGCGGAGACTTTGGAAGCTGATCGGAACATCGTTAATGGCCACCCGCTTAATCTTGCAAATCGCCCTGAGGCAAGAGGTGCACTTAATTATTCAATGTAAGGGCCAATAGTAAATTATGTCCAGACCATATCCGGGCCCGTCTCTATCCAATGAGAGTTTGATCGGCTTCTTGCGAGCCCTCAAGTGTCATTGCGTATCTGATGCCGCCCTTCAAATTGGTACAACTTCAACGGCAAAAGTTGAAAATAACGCCGCTGCTGTTTGTATCGTGAACGGACAGTTCGTGACGCTTGCGGCGGACACGGAAACCGCATTTACTGCAACGACAGACGATATTACCGCTTCAGCTAACGAAGTTCGTGAAGCTGTGTATTTGCTTCTCGTTGATTCTGCCGGTGCTTCTCGTCTTTTGAAAGGTGACGAAGAATCGGGTGCGGGCAACGCCGTTGCCCCGCACGCACCGGAAGACGAAGCTGTTGTCGGCGCTATCCGCATTGCGGTGGCCGCCGGATCGACAAACTTTGACGCGACGACTGATGCGCTTAGCGAAGCTCATATCACAGACACGTACTACGATTTGGCATTTTCTCCGACAGACGTTGGCGAAACTCTCTAATCATAGAGTCCCCTATCATCTCTCTCTGAGGGGTGATAGGATGACTATGTGATATGGCAATGGATTTAACCGCCTTGCGCGCATCAGCGCGTAGAAAAGTTAGTTTCGAACTGACGTCCACCGAGTATTCTGATACGAATCTCGATGCTAATTTGAATGAGTGGTATCGAGAGATTCTTGTTTGGGCTCTCGAAGCCACGGGCATTTGGGAGATTCAAGGCGAGCAATCTACAACGGATTTGGTTGCGGATCAGGTCGAGTACGTACTACCGATGGGGGATTTTTTGATTTTGAATCGTGTTGAAATAAAGTATCCGAATGCTACCGAATATGTGAAAGCGAGGCGTATTGACGACAAGGAGGTGGATAATAATGCTTTCTTGAATGAAGAAATCCCCGGTGCCTCTACGGGTGATCCGTTGTACCGTGTCTTTGATAATTCGCTTTTCATTTACCCCGCGCCGGATGACAATGTGACCGCGGGTCTTTCAATCGAATATATAAAAGACGTGACAGATCTCGCGTCGGGCGGAGACTTACCGAACCTTAACCCTTTGATCCGTAAAGGAATTGCCATAGGCGGGGCTTACGAGTTTGCCTCTACGGAAGAGATGTGGCGATTGGCCGATCGTCTTTATGTCCGACTTGTTGGTGCGCGCGAAGGCGATGAGAGATCTATAAAATATCAAGTTCAGATGCTTGCAGCTTCCCGTGACCGGTCTGTAAAAACCTCAATTCGACCTAGACGGATGTCGTTTAGATAGTGTATAATATCAATATGTCTTATAAATTGCTGGAATTTAAAAAAGAAAAGCGTGTAGACGGCTCTGTGTATATTGCTCTTGTTGAAAAAGAAGGGTATGAGCAACCCTTTAAGATTGTCCTTGAACATTTTGAAACCGGAGAACAGGCAGAAAAGCAAGTGGAGGAATGGATTCTTCGACAACAAGCGGATGACGATGCGGCAGTAAAAAACAAAGAAGAAGAAGAACTTGCCACAAAACAGGATTCGGTTATTGATAAACTTAACAAAGACCTATGACCTTCATTGCAAAATCTCATACCAAGGATAGAGTCTCGCTTGTAAAAGCGGGCAAGAATTTTCTAGACGGTTTTTGTCCCCGTGGTGTATTCGGCCTTACGCTTTTTGATAAGAATGGCGACATTAAAGAAGTCCGTTTTTCCAAGAATCTCGTTACGAATGTGGGGTTCGCCGGTATCGCTTCTCGTATCAATGGAGCGGGGGCGGAAGCCGCCGCAACATATCTTGCCGTGGGGACAGGGACGACGGCCGCGGCCGCCACTGACACGACTCTTCAAACGGAGATCATAGACTCTGGGCTTGCGCGCGTAAACGCCACGGCCTCCCGCACGACGACGACGGTAACGAATGACGCAGCGACTCTTATAACGACATTCACAGTTACAGGAACAAAGGCCGTCACAGAGGCCGGTGTATTAAACGCCGCTGCTTCCGGCGTTCTGTTTGCTCGCTCTGTATTCACCGCAGTCAATGTTGTAAACGGCGACTCTCTTCAACTTACCTATAAAATTCAGGTGACGTAACGGTTGCCTCGGTTTTATGGCTACCAATACCCATTCCATTGATCTTGAAAAGTCTTCCAACCAATACCTTTCTATTGCGGATGCCGCTCAGACCGGATTGGATTTGAGTGGCGACTTTAC